CTGCGCCTACGCCCTGGGGCTGCGCCTACGCCCTGGGGCTGCGCCTACGCCCTGGGGCTGCGCCTACGCCCTGGGGCTGCGCCAGAGGGCCATCAGAGCCTTTTGCGTTGGTACCACGCACGCAAACGGCGCCCCAGGCCAGCGGGCGCCGCTACTTTGCTCTGACGCGCTCGGGTTACGAGCGTTTACCAGCGGTTTCGAGCGCCGCGTACTCGCACAGCTTGGCTTCTTCCTCGCGGCGTACCAGAAGTCCACCTTGGTTGGTGTTCTCCCACAGGCGCTTCATCGATCGGAATAGCCGCGCCATCTCCAAGTAGTCGCGCTGGTAGACAGTTCCCCGTAGATCGCGCATTTCGCGACGCCGATCGTTGGTATCCTTTGCGAGCTTTGCGAGGCTAAGACCCCGGTTATACACCATCGAGACAAACGCGGCCTGAGCCTTGGGGTGCAGCTTGTCCAGGCCCGGCCACACGGCGCAGGCTTGAGCGAAAAACATCTGCATGGACTGCTGAAATCGAATCTCAGCATGCTGCCTTGACCAAACGCTCTTCGGCGTAACGTCCTTACCCGTTTGTCCGAATCCGATAGTCCACGGATTTCCGGACTTTCCGATGAGGTCGTCGTCGATCTTGGATTCGCCGTTTCCGATCTTGCGAAGAATACCTGCTCCGTGTCGGGCCACTAGTGCCACACCGAGCGGCGAACGGCTGTCGGGGTACGCGACTGAGCAGAACGTCTCCGAGCTGCGAATCAAAGGATCCGCGTACGTGATCCATGTAGCCTGTTCATTCATTGCTGAAGCTCCGAGTAAGATATAGCGACACCGCCGACACCAGTGAGCCTACCCTGGTCGTCTAGTATCGGGAATTTAAGAAACGTAGCCGAGTGGTCGTTGTCGTGCCACACAGGGACTTTTTCTCGCACCACCCTGGTACGTAGAGTATCTCGGACAACTTCGTCATTGGCATTGAAAGCATCCGCCACACTATCTGGCCAGAATACGTGGTCTTCATTTCCGGGGTAGGACGCTGACGACTTTCCATATGCCCTCTCGTACGCCGCGTTTACACAGAGCATGACGCCATCGTCGGTCTTTATCCACGCGGGCATTGGTAGGCTACGGACCCACGCTGCCCACGCGGCGCTGATAACAGGACGCGTCTTGACGTAGCTTCGCGCCGCTTCGAACGCAGACATAACGGAGGAGGTCCCCAGATAGCGGCTATACCGACTAAGATCCCACATAGCCCAGGCGGCGGAGAGTATCAGGCCAGGAGTAAGAATCTGGTGCCATACGTACCGTGGCAGAGGGTCACCTACGGCCTTGAGTATGAACGCACATGACGATAGGATGCAGACACACGCCAGTGCCGTCACCCCCAGGCGGTGTCGCCGCTTACCGTGAGACAAGTGAACGAGTATGTTCAAAGTCAGCGGCAGTAGCACGGAGAGTGCAGCGAACATGGGCAGATACTCTTTCACGGCGCACCTCCGAACAGCTTCGTAATGATCTTCTTCACGAGGTTGGTGGTGACCATCTTTCCAAGTACATTGGCGAACGGCCACGCGACTATTCCTGCAAGACCTGCGGCAGACGCCACTGGCAACATGGTGAAAGACGCTCCGGTGCTCAGCTTGAAAAACGCCCAGACGACAACGGGGGCGAAGCTGCCAGAGGCCAGCATCCGAAGAACGAGGTTCCTGAGAGTTATTGGACCTTCGGGTGACAGCGTTGAGATGATGCCTCCGACAAGCCCAGCCGATATCGCTATGATTACGACTTTTTCTTCTGTCATAGCCTCCTGTGGCGCCGCGAGCACTGTGAGCGCATACGCGGCGCCCAGGACTGTCGCCAGAGCGTGCTCCGGAGACGACATACTACACGCTCTTCTCGTAGTAGCCGAGAGCCTTCGCTTTCTCGACGTACTTGTCGAGGAACGGCCGACCCTTGGAAATCCACCACGCGTCGATCTTGTCATCCGTGGCGTTCACTGACTTCCAGCCGAGGCGTAGTGCCGCGAACACAGCCGCCGCTTTCTGCAAGCCGGGGATGTATTCGGTGATGCCGGAGATGAACTGCGCGGCGTCGGCAGCGTCGGCCACCCACTTGATTCGGCCGAGATCCGACGGCTCCAACTTCACGAAATCATCACCAAGATCGCGCAGCGCCCCGAGCAGCACGTAACTCTGCTCAACGAGATCGCGCAATGGGGTGACTTGAGCGATGCTCTGGGAAAGAGCTTCAGACACCGGCTTCTTTCGGAATAACTTCTTGATGCGAGTCCACATGTCTACCTCTCCTTAGAAAAGCTCGTCAATGCGAGCCTGGGTCCATTGGTACAGGTCACCACCGACGTGGTCGATGCGACCTGTGTCCGTAAAGCGTCCGTATATTCCCAGTCTGTGAACCACGTGCGGGGAGTACATCCCCACCGAGTTCTGCGAGCGTGGAAATAGCACTACGGGTTCTGTTGTTCCTACCTCGTACAGCAGTTGCTGGATATCCAGAACACTGACATCGTCTTCGTCTCCGAACGCCCAGGCGAATGGAACGTGTACTGCACGTCCTTCGAACGATCGAATCTTCTGGCGGCGGCGAGCGTAGCCTTGGTTTCCTTCGCTGAGACCAACACGACCTCGATCAATGACAGACTGTGACCACGTAGCCTCCAGTCCGTCCGGTGGGGACCATACCGGACCGCACCACATGGCACCCGGAGTGACCGTCAGCGTACCAGACCCGGCGAACGAAGCAATTATCTCCACCTTCACTGAGTACAGGTCCAGCGGTGCGTCCATCAGCAACCATGCGTGGTTCGGCATGTGCCCCGACGGACGGTCCCACGGAGTTCCTGTGAATAAGGCCTCAGTCCCCGCCTCCGTATATCCGTAGATATGCCAGAGCACTCCCGTATTCCCAGGTGCATCCACCAGATAGTTAAGCAGTCCAATGAGCTGAACTGGAAGGGGGTCAGACGATCCACCGGCGCGAGTCCACACGAACGATACTGTGACATACTCAGAACCAGTAGCCGATACGCTGCACTTTCGTGACAGTCGCATATCGCGAAGATCGGCTATGGTGCCGACCGTTACAACGCCGTCCTCAACAGAGAGATCATCGTCCTCTTCCGAGAAGACATAGTTCTTCCAGCCTAACGCAAAGTTTGACATGTGAATCTCCTTAGTCTACCGCGCTGCCCCAGCAACGGAACCGTAGAGCGCTGTCTCCAGCGCGGCCATAAATCCCCACGATACGCAATTCTCTTCCTTCACCGCACCCGTACCGGGGATAGATCAAAGTGATCTTCTCACCGGGCTTTCTCGCCGCAGCGTCCGGAGTCTCCATGAATACCGGGATGTTGTAGAATCTCCGTGGCTGACCGGCAGGGTACAGAGTGGACATGTAATTCGCGGCTGCCTGCACATTCGCTTCGTCGTCCAGAAGAGTTGGAATACCCGAGATGCTTTCTTCGGATACGCGAGAGCCTGCTCTGTTTCGAAGCTCGATGCCTACAGGGGACGTACTGGTGCGGCGTATGCGGAAGTCTGCTGTGAGCAGCGCACGATCGGCATCACTGAGCGCGTCCGCAAGTTCTCCTTCACTGTAGCTGTACCAGTTGCGGGCACCCGCGACCGTGGTGCTCAGATTCGGCGCCAGATCAGGCTCGACCTCGATTTCTCCGGCCAGCTCAGCCTCGGTTATCGTAAGAACCGATTCACCGACTTCTGGAGGCTGAAGATACCCGATCGCAATCTTGCCGGTGGGGTCGGTGTAGACGTATCCACAGATGCCAACGAGTAGCTGGTCTACGAGGTTCGAAACCTTCTCCGAGGAATCGGCCCAGTAGCTTGAGTTCCACGGGCGGTCCGCCGCTAGGGTCGCGAGAGACGTGGCGTCGACTTGGTCGATACCGACGCCAGCGCGCGCCAGTAGTGTCTCCAGAAGTTCAGCGATGGAACTACCCGCGTTGACTCGCGTAAGCCGGACGCTGTCCACAGATGCGACCACCGCCGCGCCGTACGCCGCTCCGGCTGTGATACGAAGTCTGCCGTTCGCGGGGGCTGTGAATGATCCTGAGTAGGTGTCTGTGACATCGTCGTAGACGGATACCAGTGTCACGTACTCAGATGGAAGAAGACTCGTCGGCTCAAAGAAGACCTGAAAGAGAGCGTAGCCGTATTCTCCATCGACGACGACCGCGGCATCCACGGACCACGTGTAGCGCACACCAGTCAAGAGCTCAGTGGGGAACCTCAGCGATGCGTACGCCGCTAGACCGTCGAAAGGACCATCGGACAGTTTGTCCACGTCCAGGACCGCTTGACCAGACGCCCAGGTCGCCGACGCTGTTCCCGAGCTTGCGCCACCACCTGTTTCTGTTAGTATGTCCCAGTCACTTAAGTCTGCGTCGAAATCACCTTCCGCTGCTCCGATGATAGCAGAACTACTAGCTGACGAAGTGGACACGTCAGCAACGATTCGGCCAACTGGCATCTGTAGCAGCGTGATGCCGTGAATGCCGGGATCTGTCGCCAGCTTGTAGCCTTCGCCGGGAAGCGTTCCAACGTTCAGAGGAAAACCAGAGTCTCGAACCATGGACACAGTGAACTCATCATTGTCATGACAGTCGTAGTCGTAGTCTACGTCGTCGACCAGAACGATCGGACAACTCACGGGGCTACCAAGTACAACGGGTCGCGGTCGCCCAATCAAGGTGTCAACCCCGTCTCCGTCTGCGTACAGAGACGTCTGTAGTGGGACGTCAAGATCGGCTAGAATATCGCCAGTGACGAGTCTCACGGTGCTCTCACCTTGTGCCTCAATCATCAGCACGCGGCCCGCCGCTATGGGGATGGCCTCTGACATCGGCTTGTCCTGTGAAACTTCGAACACCGCTACACGGGCGTTGCTCTGCGAATCAGTGACCAGAAAGTCGAACGCGCCATCGTCGTTAATGATCTCGATGTTACCGAGACCGCTTCCCTTACTGCGCTCGCCCCAGAGAAAAACCAGACCTTCGCGGCTATACGCGATGTCATTGATCAGGCGCGCGTGGTGCCAGTTCGTTCCGTCGTCGCCGTATTCCACATCTGAGAAGTAGTAGGTCTTCGCGGGGACGTCGTACACGACGACATCGTCGTAGATCAATGAGTCGGCTTCGTAAGACGGAGAACCTATCGTCAGCTGAACGACGACCACGGGGATTGGTGCGCCGAGGAGCGACGACACGTACGATCCGAGATACGAATACGTCGCCGGCGGGGCGGAGCTGTAGGCGTATCCTGGCATGCTGTAGGTGGATGACACTGCTATCTCCTTGAGGCGGTGGGCTTCTGACGGCCTTCTGACGCCGTTTTTGCGGCGTAGGCGCTAGGGGTGTACCGCCCCAGGCGCCTACGGCCCTCTGACGCAGTCTGACGTGGTCCGACGCTACGCCAGCAGCACCAGCACACTAGCACCCTTGGCAGTACCGTCGCCAATCTGGTGAACAACCGCCGAAAGTTCATCGTCGTCGGAGAGGGTGGTGCTGGAAAGTACAGCGGCCACCGCTGCGGTCGTGGAAGTCTTCTCCGTGTTGTCGATGGTCACCTTCGTCGAGAAGATAGTGGTACCGTTCTTCTTCACGTCGAACGTAACCACCGACCCAGAGGTTTGGGCAACCTTGAGAGATGCGCGGACGCCGACAATCGTGCGCGCTCCGTACACCCGCTGAGTGGATGTGTCGTTGGCTGCGATAGCCGCAGTCTCCGCTACGGCGAAATTAAAGTGAAGTACATCCATGACAGTCAGCCGAGCGGCGACGCTGGCGTGTCCGGCTGATGGAACAGTGCCAAGTTCAGTCTGTACCGCGACGATGGCGTTGTTCGCGTTCGCGTGCTGGTCGCTGTGGCGGAGGCCCGTGGTGCTGTCGTTCAGCGCCGTACCGGGGGTCGGATTCGGAAGTGTGTCGATCGATGTTGGATATGAAGATGGCATAAGTCACCTTGGTTATTGATTAGCCGTACTGACTACCAGACTGCAAACCCTGATGGGGTGTAGATCGGCGAAACCAGCTCGCCGGAATTTAGCCCGTACACCGACGCGGCCAGAAGCCATGCGGGAGTTCCGGTGTAGGTGAACGCCCCGGTTCCCGCTGCCGGGTCGCCGCCGTTAAACACTGCCCCCTTCCACCACAACCATATTTTCTTCGCGTCGAAGTCAATGGATATTCCGAACCTATCGTTTACCGTTGGCTTCGGCGTTGCTGCGGGGAGGAAATCGTACTGACCGCCATTGAGATGGTTGTATTTGCATTCGGTATCGGTTCCGAAGATCACCGACGATGTTGCTGCCGCATACAGGTACGTGTTCATGCCCGCTGCCGACGTTACGACGCCGAACATGGGGGCGTAGTCCAAGGCCCCAGCGGTAGCAACTGCCGTGATTTTGAACTCGGCGTGGCGCTTTCCAGAACTGTACGAGGTCAGGCACTTTGCTGATGACCATGCCGTCGTTGTTGATGTGATGCGCTTATCGCCAGCCGATAGCGTGCAATTCGTCCCCTTCGTTGCGGAGTCGAATGCGAGACTAGATGTGCTAGCGGACTGCACGGCATAAGGGTTGATGATTATCCCCATAGCAGCGTCACCTTTAACCCCTTCGCGGTCCCGTCGCCGACCTGATCCACGTCAATCGTGATCTCGTCGTCGTCAGCAAAGGAAGACACCGAAATAACCGCTGCGGTAACTGCGGTGGTGCTTGTTTTCTCGGTATTATCGACAGTGAGTTTAGTGCTGAGTACCGTGGTGCCGTTTTTGTTGACATCAACGGTGAAAATGCTGCCGCTTGTTTGTGCCGTAGAAAGAGACGCGCGCACGCCGACGAGGGTCCGCGCACCGACCATTCGGAATGTTACCTTGGCTGTCCCGGTGGTGATCGCCGTGGTTTCGTCGGAGCACGCGACTGTGGTTCGGTCGTTGGCCTTGATCGCTGCCAGCAATCCGGACGGCGTAACTGCGCGCGCCGTATCGGTGCCGGCGACCGCTTCCGCGTCTGTGGCCAGCTCAATGACGCCGGCGACTCCGGTGCTGGCCGCAGACAGAGCAACCTGCAACGGAATCATTTCGTCGAAGGACGTGTCGTCTGCGATGCTGTAGTACAGGAGGTTGTCGACTAGGATGATCTCACCACGGTCGCCGAAGTAAGACACATCCTCAAAGTTGCCGAACGAGCCGTAGGGGGTGCGAACGCGAGGGACCACATCCCCGCGACAGTCGCCGCCCATCTGAATGCAAGTCCAAACTGCGTTATCCAAGTCCCAGTAAAGGCCGGCCCCATCGACGCCAGTCGGCATCAAGTTTTGGAGGTACTGGACGCCGCCCGCTGCCGAACCGCCAACCGGATCGTAGGCAAGCAAGCCGTCAACCATGACGATTTCGCCCTTGACCCCGAGCCAGTCGAGCGCAACAAGATTGGAGTAGCTGTCGTAAGAAACAGTACAAGGAACGTGCAGCCCGCTGCCACTCAGCAGACCGCCTTGAATGCCGAGATCGAAGTTGTTGCCGTCCGTATCCCAGTAAATGGATTGATACAGCGCGGTTCCACCAGTGATGCTGTAGTACGGAAGCGTCGTCGGTAAAGCGTCGATCGTGTCATCGATAGCGTCCAGACGTGCTTTCACCGTTGCCTGACCACCTTGCGGATTGATCCCCAGGGTATTCTGCACTGCGATGATCGCGTTGTTCGCGTTCGCGTGCTGCTCGGCATGGTCCAGACCTGGGGTCGTGGACGCCAGCCGAGTGGTCGGCGTGGGGTTGACCAGTGTGTCGATAGCACCAGGGAATACACTACTCATGATTACCGTCCTCGTACGCGGATTGCGTCTGTTTGGCGATTGATGGCCGCAGCCGACACTTGTGCGGCTTCGCGGGTTGCTGACTCAAGACTTGCCAGACGCGCCTCTACACGACGAAGGTATTCGTCACCTTCACGACGCTCACGGCGCATCTCTTGCAGATGCATAACGACCTTATCATCTGTACGACCGAGCACACCACCGCCGGTCTGCGGCTTCACCCACCCGGCCGGGTGTGACGGACCAAGGCGCCGTAACCACGTGTTCACTTCCCGTGGCACGACCGCCTCGCCGGCGTGAAGGAACGCAAGGCCGTCGTTCGGAACCCATGCCGTTCCCGTAGCGTAGCCTGGGGGTGGCTGCGGACCGACACCCCCACCGCCGAGGCTCCCTCCCGGGGCTATCGTGTTGCTCATCAGCGCCGACAGAATACCGTTGAGGATTCCTGTATGCTCGTTCAAGGCATTGACGGTATCCCGCAAACTGCTGTTCATGTTGTTCAGCTGTGAAAGCTCTGTGGCCGGGTCTGCTGGGCGAATTCTCTCGAAGTACGGCGCCAGCGCGTCGCGGATGTCGGGTGACATCTCGTTGATCGCGTCCTCCATGTCCGAGATGCCGTCCTCGACCCCAGCCGTGTCACCCAGCGCCGCCGCGTCCTCGACTCGCTGTAGTAGCGGGGCGAGTTGGTCGCGCTGACTCTGTGGTAGTCCAGCGATCTCTGCCTCCAGAGCATTGTTCAGCAAACTCTGTCGATCAGCGAGGGTGCCAAGGTCGATACCGACGTTTGCAGACAACTCGCTGAGATTCACTCCCATAGCCTGGGCTATGTCTGCAAGCTGCGACGCCGTGTTGGTGGTCAGGCTGGTGAGATTCACGCCCATAGCACTGATGAGTTCGGTCATGCTGAACCCAAGCTGATCACCAATCTCCTTCAACGGTCGCCCGGTCTCGAGGATAAGATCCCGGACAACTCCCATCAAGTCCGTGGCCAGCGCTCGCCGTTCCTCAGCACCCTGCTGCGCCAACAGAGCTTCGCGCTGACGGTACAGATCCTCGAGTTCCTGAGGAGTGCCGCCACCGCCCCCGCCCCCGCCACCACCCCCGCCGCCGTAACCTCCGATGTTTCCGCCGGTGACGCCACCACCCGGCGGGCCGTCTGGGTGCGGCATGTTGGCGATCTGCTCGAGGGCTGATCGAATGGTGTCCCGCAGATCGAAGTATGGCTGTCCGCTTGCGTACACGCGCTGACCCAGTCGCAGGAGCTGGTCCGCCAGATTCGGCAGAGCGGCCATCGCTTCGGCGTCGCCACCCTGGGCGCGGGTGAGGGTTCGATTGAACAGCGCCTGGGCTTCCACCAGTGCGTCACGCGGGCGTAGTCCACCGAGCTCGCTGGACATCAGATTGTCGAGCCAGTCACGAATACGCTTCTGCGCGTCAATCTGTGCGCGGACTGCGTCGTCTACAGCATTGGTCACCTCCTCCATACCGCCAGACACAGCACCAGAGAAGCTACTGACACCCTGCTCCATCAGAGCGATCTGCTCTTCGATCTGAGATAGCGGGTTTCCGAACAACTGCCCAACGATGTCGCGACCGCGGCTCTCGAGTTTGGCGATCGCTGCCGCCGCGCGGATGGCTGCCAGCTCGTGCGCCATAGCGAGGTCAGACTCGGCAGCTCCCTGCATACCCGCTGCACGAGCAGCCGCGTTCATCGAGCTGATAGTCTCACCGAGCCACTGATTGATACCGCGTATCTCCCGCTGAAATTCGGACAAGCCACGCGCGTCAGCCAGCTCTTCACGAATGCCGCTGACCATAGACCGATAGTTGTCGACCGCCGCCGCCTGTTCGTCAATCACCTCGCTCAAGCGGGCAACGCCAAGCGCGCGAATGTCCGCCAACTGTTGCTCGGTAGCGCCGAGAGCCGTGGCACGCAGAATGAGGCCGTCAGTCTCAATGACAATGGCGTTCATGCGTTCTTGGAACGTCTGCGGTGGGGCGTACTGACCGAGCTGCTCTTTGACGTCGGCCATCATCTCGGCAAGGCTGTCCGCCGCCTCGGTAGCAGACTCAGTGACTGAATCCCCAGCGTGGGCCAGCGCCGCCAGCGCATCCGCAGCCTCGAGCCACTGGACAATCGCCTCAGCACTCAGCGTCGGCAACCGCTCTTCGAACAAGCGACGGAAATCCTCCAGGGCGGTATCCCCGGAGAAGTCCGATAGATTCAGTCCGATGTCACCGAACTGCGTGGATGCACGAGTGGTGGCCTGCGCTCGCGAATACTGCGCACGCTCAGCTTCTGTGTAGAACGACTGGAAGTAGCTGTTCCACAAAGCCTGGGCGCGGTCGAGACCACCCGCGGCATCGACAATCGCGGCGCTGAACCGTACGAAGTCTTCACGCGCCAGATTGATGTTCACACCGGACAAGCCCACAACCTCGGAGAACATATTCGCCGCAGCGGTGACTCGAGTGTACGTGTCGACCAGAGACTCACCTGGGGCTTGCAGATCTTCGATCAGGTTGGCGATATCCGTCAGCGAACCGTTGCCGAGGAGACCGGTACCATTACGAATATCGATCGCCGCAGCGAGGAGCATGTTGGCACCGTCAGCCAGCGTCGCAACATCCCCACGCCATCGTTCCGCAATGGCCGACGCTTCGCCCTGGGCAGCCTCCGCGGATTTGATCAAGCTATCGAAAGCGCCCGATGTTCCTTGCATCGCTCCGGCGGCGGAATCCACTCCGTCACCCACCACCGTCGCTATCGTGTCAGACACCGACTGACTGGCGGCGGGGGCGAACGTACCGAGGATGGCGTCCACGGTGTTGATCATGTTCTCGGAGATCACGCGCTGAACAGCGTCCTCCTGGGTTGCCTCCTCCCATGTGCGACCGAGTATATCGACGAAATACTTAGTGGACTTGATCTTACCTTTCTTGTCGTACTCATTGACAATTCGGATAGCAGACGCGAGAAGCTCAGGTGCCTCACCCTTCATTGCTCGGGCGCTGTCGGTGATAACCCGGCGAATCGAGTCCATCAGCTCCTGTGCCGACTCAGCCGCTTCGTCACTGAGGGCGCCGGTGCGCGTGCTGCGACGATCCGAACGAAACACTCCACCGCGCTCGAGTATGCGGTACAGTATGCTTCCGCCGCCGCCTTCGCCGAGGTTGAGTGTAGTCGTTGTACCAGTGAGCTCAGGCGCCTTGCGACCGAATAGCCGGTTAGTGATGGCATCACCTGAAAGAATGGATGCTAGGGTATTCGACAAGCCCAGTCCGCGTAGAACGCTATCCACGGCGGTCGACGGATTGAGGTTCCACGCCCCACCGCCGAGACCGCCGCCGCGAACGTTCTGACCATCCGGGAGTCGCAGAGTGCCGCCACCAGAAGCCCAGCCTGAGCGAGCAAGATTGAGATTGGCGATTACAGCCGCCGCGATCCAGCCAACCACCGGGATACCAGCGAACGCAGTACTCATACCAGATCCGGTCAGTAGTCCGGTGGTCGCTCCGGTTTGAGCCGCAGCCGAAACACCGAACCCGGCGCCGCCGAACATGCCGCTCATCGCTCCGACGCCAGTCTGGATCGTGGAGACCGTGGCGGGGTTGAATATGCTGGCGAACGTCGACCCGATACCGGTGAAGACGGAACCGAGCGAACTAATGGAGCCGAGCAAGCCGGTACCGCCCGCACCGCCACCTCCGAAGCTTCCGAGAATACCCATCAGGCCACCACCGCCAAACCCGCCCCCAGCACCGGCAGCGCCCGCAACATTTATCGTAGCGCCTCCGAGGCCGAAGAATTGAAGGATTTTCGAGCGTACGAACTGTGCGATGATGTCAGAGATCGTCTGGCGGGTGATATCACTAAGCGCCTTGCCGAAATCCTTGAACGACTTGATTCCTCCGGTCAGCCAGTCACCGATAGCCGCAGACACCCCGTCCACCGCGTTCATCCACGTCTGGCGGAATTCGTCGGCGGCTTTGGAAGCTTCCTCGGCTACGTCGGCCAAGTGCGAGTAGTTCCGAGCCGACGCGAGGAGACGCTGCTGCTCTTCTTCGTCGATAACGCGACCGTTCTCCTGGGCGGTCTGGATGGCGCGGCGCATCTGGGCCTCGTACTGAAGCGCCCCGGCGAACCGGCGGCGAGCTTCCTCACCCATACCCGCCATCTGTACGTCGGTCTCCATGGAGCTGATGAAAGCCTCCACAGCGCCCTGTCCGCGGCGCCGCTCGTCGTTCTGCTTCTTTATCTCATCCGTCTCGTCGGCAAGCTCCTTCTTCGCTTTTTCAATCAGAGCGAGCAGTGCTTCGCGCACAGTGACTTCGGCGGCATCCGCTGTGGTCCAATCCTCAGCCTTGCGGGTAGCCTCGATGATTGCCTTCGCGTAGTCGGCGTTCGCCTTGGCCTGGGCGTCTGTGGCACCGGCGGACTCGATGAAGGAATCGATGATCTCTTCGTTGGCGCGCTTCAGCTCACGAATTTTCTCTGCCGCGTCCTTCGTTGTCTTGTTGGTCTCCTTGAGAGCTTTCTGGTTAGCGTCGTACGCCGCCTTCGCAACATCCGCCCCGGTAGCCGCAGCGACCAGACCGTCATAATACTTGTTGATCTGCGCGGCAGCTTCGGCAGTCAGATTTCCGTTTGCCTTTTCAGACGCGTGAAGCAGCGCAAGTCCGCGCTCATAGTTCGCAACTTCGGCAGCCGTCTTGCCGTACGCGAAAGCCTGCTTGTTCAGCGCTTCGATCTTCTTGGCTGTGTCTTCCTCCACGCCCTCCACTGCACGGGCCAGCGCCACCTTGTCCGCCGCACGCTGGCGTGCATCAGACAGCGCGTCCGTCAACCGGGTAAGCATACCGATCAGGTTGCCCTGGCGACCAAGCGTCTCCTCGTACTCACGATCAAGCTGGTTGATGCGGTCCCAGGTGTCCGCTGTCTTCCACCACGCGTCGCGCAGTGCACCCACTTCTGCGCGATTCTGATCAAGCACGGGCCACAGAGCATCCGCTTGTTCGCGGACTGCCTTGAGCTGCGCTTCGATCTTGTTGGCGCCGACGTCATTACCGGAATTGACGTCCAGCAGGATTTCGACGGATCGTCCATCGAGAGCATCAATCTGCTGAATAGTACGCGAGAACGATTCATCCTGTTCAATGGACGCACGAATCGTGTACACGACCGCTGCCCCCACCAGCGCGCCCCCTAGCAGCAGCGCAGACAGCGGGTTGAGATGTAGCGCCGTCAATGCCGTGTTCAGCGACATGATGGAGGCTGTGGTTATCCCCATCTGGATTGCGACGGTGCGAGCTGCGGCAGCAGTTCCCACCATGCGACCAATCGCCAAGATCGTGGCAGCGACAAGCCGTGTGGCGAAGATAACCGACACCGCCATCACTGCCGAACCAAGAAGGTCCATATGCTGCGCCAAGAATTGAATGGTCGTGACCACAGCCTGGACGATAGCTTGGATAGTGGTGCTCGATCCAATGAACTCAATGGCCATGTTTCGAAACTGCTCCATAGCTCCTGAGATCGTCATCTTCACATTGCCGAACTGCCGATCAATGTCGGCTGCGCCACTCTCGAGTGCCGTCACAAGAACGTCAGTCGTGAGCTTACCAGCCTCAGCCATCTTGCGAAGCTCTGCTCGGGTCTTACCGAGGGACTGGCTCAGTGCGTCCAAGATAATGGGGGCTTGTTCGGCCACGCTGTTGAACTCGTCGCCGCGCAGCACGCCGGAGGCGAGACCCTGGCTCAACTGAATGAGTGCCGCGTGCGCCTCCTGCATTGTGGCACCGCTGACCAAGAATCCTTTGTTGATTGTCTCCGTCATCTTCAGCAACCGATCCTGGGAGATATTCAGGTCGGCGGTTGCGCGAGCCATACGCGCGTAGAGTACAGCCGTGGACTCGTACGAGATACGCGTCTCGTTCGCGATAGCAAGAACTCGGGCGCGCACGCTAACGAGCTCAGACTCGCTGGACGTGACGTTGCGAATCTTACTGGTGAGGTTGGTGTAGGCGTCGGCCAAGTGAACGACGCTGGTGACAGCGCGCTCCACAGCCACCAGACCGATACCAATGCCGGCGAGAGCGCCGATCGTTGAGCGCAGATTTCGTAGCGTTCCGACAAGAGAGTTAGCGGAACGTTGGTTCTGTACCATCGCCGCCGCAGAGTTTCGCAGTCCAGAGGTAAGTTGTGACTGACCAGCCGCCGCAGCACGGGCGCCCTGGTTGAGCTGAGCTCCCATACTCTGGCCTGCGGACCCGAGCTGTGCGATTGCTCGTTTGCTGACTTCGACCCTAGCTAGAAGGTCGCCGCTATCCATCCGCAGCATCAGTGTGATAGTCTGGTCAGTCACGATATCTACTCCTTGCGACTCTGGTTTAGGTAGTCGGCAGCTTCCTGCCCCATGAATAGAAGTTTCGCCGCTAAGGATTTCCAGCTACGTCGAGGAAGATCGAACACTTCCAGGACGCTCCTTATTTCCGAAGTAGAGAGGCCAACACAAGTTCCGGCCATTCCTACGTACGAAAGCTGACACTTCTTGAATAGCTGGACGGCTTTCCAGTTGCAGGGCAGAACTTCGACATAGTAGAGTCCGCCATTTGAACCTCCTTTCATAAACTCCTCCTTGGATATCTGGGAGGAGTCTTTGTCTTTGTCTTTGTCCGGCAGAACGGCGGATTCTATGTCACCGGCTAGCGCCCGCGCCGCCCGCGCAAGTTTCCCTGCTTCGCCTCGCCGTATTGCTCGTAGTACGCCTGGATGCAGGCCGGAACGAGGTAGGCGCTGTTCGGGCCGGTCGCGATCTCGACGAACGCTGCCTCGCCTTCGCAGTAGCCTTTCTCATTGCCGATACCGTCGAAGCCCTGAAACAGACTCTTCAGGATGTCGATGTCTTCAGTCAGCTCGCCGGCGTCCACGCGGTCGAACAAGACCTTGTTCTCTTCCTTGGTTCGGGCGAAGGCGTGGGCGATGAACATGCCCTGGATGACCGGCTTCTCCGGCGGAATGGCGATCGAGATCTTCAGCGGCACGGTCTCGATCTTTTTCGTCAGGAAGGTAATCTTCTGATTGGACATTTTGAAACTCCGATAGGTTTGGGGATAGAGTGGGTGGCGCGATGTACTGCGCCACCTTTCAGCTTCTACAACATCCTCCTCCAAGGATTACGAAACGATGATCGACGTGGCCTTCGTCGCGATCGCGCCGTCGTCGTCAACTGCGCGCACCGTGAACGAGACCGTTCCAGCGGACGCAGAGCAAGTGCCAGTGATAACGCCGGTGCCGGTGTTGATCGAAAGACCGGTCGGCAAAGCACCGACAGAGATGGACCAGACCAGCGGCGTAGCGTAGACACCGGAAGCCGTCAGACCGTCGGCCGTGTAGACCGCGCCGGTCGCCACACCGTTCAGCGAGCCGTTGAGCGCGAAGGTTTCGTCACCGAAGTTGATCGCGACTTCGTCGTTACCAGCACTCGACGGAATCAGGCGCCCGGTGATCTCGTACCCGAAGTCACCTTCGATATCCGTATCCTTGACCTCGTCGATCTGGCCGCGAATGAAGAGTTCCGAGTAGCGACCGTCGGTCTCCACTAGGCGGAACGCGCAAGTGATCAACTCACCGCTGTCACGGATGGCCGTGGGGTTGAAGTCGTCAAAGTCCGGACGAGCGAACTTCATCGTGAACGTACCCTTGCGTTCGGTGACGCGCGTTTCCTTGTACTCGGTATACTCCTTCACGCCTTTCTCCAGGCCGAACGAAGCCGAGAGCATCTTGCCACGCAGATGCAGATTCGAAATCGCAGTGGATCCGAGCGAGTTCAGAATCATCGTAGTGTTGTCGAACTCGGCGACCGTCGGAATGGGGAAGTCCGAATAGTCGAAATCGGTCGGCAAGTTCGCCTCACTGACCTCGGTGTAGACACCTTCCAACGACCACTTGGCCATGAAGCGATCACCGATCTCCATCTTGATTTCGGAGAGATCGGCGCGCGCCTTGGTCACGTGAAGGTAGGTGCCGGAGTGCCACCAGATCGCCTCGTACAGACCGAGACTGTCGCTGATGACATTGTACTCCGTAAGGCGGCTGTCGGCCGTACGGTTTTCTTCCATAGCGGCAGACAGAAGAGCCGGCGCCACCGACGCAACGCCGGTCGTCACCTGTCCAGGCGCTGGTGGCGGGGTGATCTCGATCATACCGGTGATCGTGGCGCGACGATTCTTCTTGCTCGACGGGTTGTTGCCGAAGAACGGCTTGTCGACGTTGCGTTCAACGGAATCGACTTGCTTCTCGCTGGAGCCTTCCAGAATCTGGAGAGCATGACCAGCAGAGGTTGGGAGAGTACCACTGAGTGCGATCGCGAGACCGCGGCGGGTGAAACTGTCAAGCTGCGGCTGAGGCATGTTTGTCTCCTAGGTGCCGTGTGGAAGTGCTGTTTGCACTACATCCCGCTAGTAAACGGGAGTGTTCTTGTTGAACACAGACTCCGTTACGTACACGAGGTCTGTGGCCAGAATGTTGTCGAATACAGGTCCGTCGTTGGAGCTGTCGTAGACGAACGGTTTCAGAGCATCGGCGGGGCGCCACCCCAGCATGAGATCGTTGACGGCTTCGACAAGAGTGTTGAGCGCTTCTTCGTTGCTAACCATCCCCTCGCCGTACTTCTGCACCACCGCTCGAATGGTGATGAAGATACCGACATGTTGTCGATACGTTCCGGTAGTGCCTCGCCCTGTATCAATGCGCTCACTTTTCTGCCCCATCACCCAGACGGCGGGGTATGTACGGTCCCAGCCGTTGAGGAATGTGTTGGAAGTCGATTTCTCGACAATCGACGCCAGAGCGCCAAGTCCTGTACCGAGGCGAGAAACTACTGCGTCAGTGCTGATGCGCGATGCCATGTCAAAGCCCTAAAGTTTTCATGAAGAAGTAATCCCACGGTTCCAGCATCTTATCCCACCACGGCTGCGGCATGACTACGCGACCATTCTTCCACACCGGTATAAATCGGCGCTTGGGAATCGGAGCCGGGTTTCCGAACATGGTGTTGAACTCATTCCCGAACTGCTGGGTCTCTGCGTACTCGAGACCTTCACCAGCGGTCATCTTCACTCGGTCGCCCTGTACGCGGGTGTTGATGGAAGCGAAGAGTGCGCCTGTCCGAATCAGCTTGCGCGTGCTTTCGAAACCCCGGCGCTTTCGCTCTCGCAGCGTAGCGGGCTTCAGCGGCTTCCAGGCATTTCCCCAAGGGTCTGTTTCCGAAGCAAACGTTCCACGAATGAGCTCACGTAGCGCCAGCGAGCTCTTGTACATCAGACGCGGTCCATGCCGACGCATACCTGCAAGATCGCCGAGAATGCGTGACGGACCAGCGGACGATGTATTCGTGTAGAATTTCACGACTCAAACCCCCAGGCCGTATAGATCACAACCACTCCGCCAGGAAGTAGCGGCTCCGGACGAACGCGCAAAATCAGCGTCAATCCCGCTATCTCCAGAATGTCGCCGGCCACCGGCTCAACGTCATGCGCCAGAATGATTTCCCAGTCACCAAGTGGGGTGTCCGTCATGAAGCGCGGTCGCCCAACCACTACGCCGATCGTCGTTAGTGTCGTGACCGTATTCGCAGCGGTGGTTCGCTTCAGCACGGCAGTGGTCCCCTTACGCTGAAGGAGAGCCTTTGCTCTGGCGGCGGTGCGTGTGTACGAGCTCATCACGAACTCCGTACGATGGTGCGCGAGTTGGAACGGTTGCGAATCAAACCTCGCAGAAGCCTCGTAGCAATCGGGTACACCGGCTGACGACCGTTGTCTGGTGTACTGTATTCGGTTTCCAGCGGTCCGACTTTCTCACGCTTGATGTACTGGTCCTCGGTAAGGTCGGCCACCAGTTCCTCAGTCAGCGCGCGCATGGCAAGCTCTGCACAAGCCTCTTGAAGACCGCGCGGAGGCCACACCAGATCGTCGCGCATGAACTCCTCGTCTTCAAGAGTGCGCGGATGCTCAAGTGCTTGAGTCGCGGTGCGGCGAGTTCCGCGCCAGCGATAGTATCCGTCCATGTACTGAGTCGCACGTCGGATAGCGACTTCCTTGACAGAGTCGCTACCCGTCCAAGCCGTGTTTCCCATCGTCGTGTGATACGTATTCGCATCAGCGACGGAAACATACGCCTCGGCTGTTGGTAGTCCGTTTCCATCTTCGACGATAAGAGACATCGCTTTTACTCCCCTGCCGGTTCTTCAGTGGTCCAGTGACCGCTGTTCACATAGTTGTCCACTTCACTCGCGGGCACCGTACAGGTCGGTGCAAACTTCGGATGAAGGTGCGGCTCCGTACGGTACAGCATGTAGAGCTGCTCTTCACCTTCGGCGCCTTGCTCGTCTTGACCAGCATGAATCGATTCATCCGAATCCGGCGCTGATGCGGCGCTGGTCTTCGTGGATGGTTTCTTCGCCATGATCCCTCCTTATCGCTTCGAGTTGAGCAGCACGGATCGGCCGCTGGTGAGAATGAAGTGCGCGAGGCTGTTCTTCGCGAACGCGGGCATGTCGGCGGCAGTGGTGCCGCGCCACGTGACAGAGCCGTTCGGGTAGCGCATGTCGCTCGGCAGTGAGAACGCATCCTCGATATTCTGATCGAGAAGCTTCGGGATCTGCATGAGATCGTCGAAACCAACCGGCGAGGCGACCCAGGCGCTGAGGTTCGTGCCTTTACCGAGAAGTCCGCTCATGAAACGAGCGCGGGCGCAGTTCAGCTCAATACACTGACGCTGCTGCGGGGTGAGGTCGGTGCGTACCAGAGTGTCCTGGATGAAAATCCAGCGACGGTTCATCTTCTCGTTACCTTCACCCCAGGCGCGAGTGACCGGGTCGGTGGAGTGCAGCGCTTCGGTGATTGCGTCGTCCCACGCTTTCGAGCGAACAGCGCCGTCGCTGCGCGGATCACTGAGACCGTTGGCGTTGTACGCGTTCGAGGAAGCCGGGCGGGTTGGCTCCGTGACACGCTCGGGAATCGAGCCGGTCAGCTCAGCGCTGGTCAGGTGCCGGTAGTGCTCTGCCAGAAACCGCGCCTGGGTGAGGAGTTCGTTGATCGCCTGAACGATCAGCGTCGGGTTGTTCTGCAGATCAGCTGGGTTGTCCAGCAAGGACTTGTCCATTTGTACTTCTCCGTGGAGGGGATGCGACGGGGCGTGGTGAGCGCCCCGCCGTTGTGCCGCGATTAACCGCGGATGATGCAGCCGTGTTCCGGCTTGATGTTGGCAACGCCCCAGGCCACCGCCAGCTCATAGCGGACGCGACGATACTGCTTGTAGAGGGCGATTTCGAACACGAGACCGGTGTACGGATCCGTGATCATCATGCGGTCATCCGCCATGTCACCTTCCTTCGGCAGCGCCGGGGCGCGGATGGCGGCGATGATGGAACCGCGATGGAAAGCCATGTTGGCGCGGTAGCTATTCCCCAGCGTCAGTGCGACGCCGTCGGCCAAGGTGGCGCGCAGACCCGGTGCGTTGATCGACAGCGTGCCCGCCGCCAGCGCCGTTTCCACGACGTACAGGTTGGCGTCGCCGGCGAAGCTGATCACGTCACCGGCAACGATCGTACCGGACCCCGTGTCAATGGCGACGTCAGTATCACCGACCGCGAGCGTCGAACCGAGGTTCGTGACGTAGCTGCCGTTCGCGCCACCCTTCGTGTGCTGCGCGACGTAGCCCGACTCTCGAATGTCGAAATTCGAAAGGTTGCCCAGAATACCCTGACGGAGCAGACCCGCGTCACCGGCCTCGTTGACCTTCTGCAGGTGCGAGATGTTACGCATGTTGACGCCGGCGGTCGTATCCATCACGAACTGCAGATCGGCATCCGGGCAGCCGTTGTCGACCAGGATCTTGCGCGCGTCGTTCAACAAGTTGATGGTCGAAGCGAACGGAGTGGTTCCAGGAGTTCCGAGAGCGCGGCTGGTTCGCTTGTACATCAGACCGATGTCGGCTTCGATCTCGTTGACCGCGGCGCGGATGGCCTGCGCGATCTGCTGCTGCTGGATCGTCAGGCGACCCGGACCGAAGGACAAGCCCAGGTCTTCTTCGCCGTAGTAGCGGAACGGAAAAGCGCGGGACTTGGTGATGGTGATCGGCGTGCGATCGATCGTGTGGTCGCCGGTGTCCGGCGGGGTGGTCCCCGGAACGATGTTCTCACCGGCGATGGCGGGAGCAATCGGCACGTAGACCGATTGGTTGACCGCCGCGCGGGCAGCTTCGGAGCTGACCGTGACAGCGGGAATGAAGCCCGAGAGTTCGCGGCCGACGACGTTCAGTGCGGCGTAGATGTCGGGGACGAGACCGGAGATCGTGTTCATGCGTTATCCTTGAATTGGATGATCATCAATCGGAGAGCGTTCCTCCGGCAGCGAAGAAATCCGCGCGTGCCCGAGGTGACGCATTGTCGTACTGCTTGCGCGACCATGTCTTCGGGTTTCCTCCCGAGCCCCCGGTCCCTGCGCCTGGGGATGTACCGCCTCCCGGCTTCTGCGACGGCTTGAGAATGCGGTCGCGTTCCGGGTGACTGTCGATCATGATTTCGATCGCCTCGTCAAAGTCCGCAACCGAGCCGGGGTTGCGGCGGCTGTATAGCGGATTTCCATCCGCGCCTACGGCGATGAGACGGTCGCCTTCAACCTTGAAGTTGTTCTTGAACGTCGCCTCAATGAAACTGAGGGGAATGGCCACCTGGCTTTTCTCGCCGTTGAGATATTGTGAGCGATTGAACGCCGTGGTCAGTACCGTGTGATTTAACTTCGCTCGTGCTTGATCGAGCTCTGTCTTGACACCGGTGAACTTCTCCTCCCACGCCTTGTTGGTTTCGCTCTTTACGAGCTCAAGCTGCTCGTGAAATTTCGCCTTGTCGCCTTCCAGCGCACTGAGGGACTTCAGAGCTTTTCGAGCAACTTCCGGGTCGAGACCCTCAAACGCTTTCATCTTGCCGGCGAGCTGTTCCTTCTCTTCACGGAACCGCTTGCTTTCCGTGTTGAGTTCGCCGATCTTCGTCAGCGCGCGGTCGGCGTCAAACGGAATTTCCTTTCCTTTGTCGTCGACGTAGACCGGAAGATTGTCGCGATATTCCGGCTTGCCGCTGTCATCAACTTTGAGTTTCATTCCCATCTTAGTTCCTTTGAGCTTCCGCTCGTTAGTGGCTTCCGCCATTGATATGAATCGCTATACAACCACGATATCCGCCGGAGTAAACCCGAAATGTGACCCGAGCTCTACCGACGAAAACCTCATGTAGAACTTAGTCGCGTCGAACTCCAGAGCCCCTGGCGACGGAGTAAGCTGAACTTCTCGAAACCCTGGCGACAAGGGTCCTCCTGAAACGGTGACCCAAAGAGTCTCAAGAGTATTTCCTACGTCGTCTGCAAGCCCGAAGTATACCTGCCCTTCGAAGTACCACTCCGCCGCGTCCTCGGGGATATAGAAGTGAAGGTATACGTCGGGAAGACTAGCCGCTGATATCACGGAGCCAGTACTCACAAACAGAGTGCGCGGCTCCTCTCCAAGTGTTTTCGAATACTCGACGTACCCTGCGCGAAGAGTGAAGTCTCCGACGGAAGTTCCGAGAATGGTAGCGTTTGACGCTCCTACAATGCTACCAACCCTCCACGAAGTACTGAGAGGAGGAAGTATCGCCGGTGGGTCCGGTGTCTCGTCTTCACGAGCGACGCTTTTGAATAGGCGCGCCTCTTCGAAAGATCCGACTTTCGCAAGCACGGGAAGAATAACTGAGTCCATATCAGTCTCCGCCGCTGTAGCCAACACCGACCAGCACTGGAGACGCGAAAGCCAAAAGAGTTAAATCCGAGAATGAGCCGGTCCCGGAACTGTCGGTGGACACGATGTCAAACGTCGTGCGATCTTCAGAAAGCACGAATTCGACGGTATGCGTTCCGACAGATGTGTCCAGCTCCACGCCGCCTTCGCCGCCCCAGAGATACAGATTGTCCAGCCCGTCGTTGCTGACCACGGTGTACGTGAACACACAGCGTGTCCCGTAGTACAGTGTGAACGGAAGCGGAACGCTGGCGTGGTCTCCATCGCCGTCCACAACGCTGAGGACAGTGTCCGTGTACGACCATCCGCCGGCGGTAGTCCACGTCGTTCCGAACCCGGCGGTCAGCACGTTCGACCAAGAACGAAGATCTGGACGAGTAACCGTGAACTCGCCTTCAGCTGCAATGAACATCGAAGGATTGTCTTTGGTCAATACCCCGATTTTCGTGGGGACGCTGGTGACTCCTTCCGAGATCGTGATATCCGTCAGCATGTGAACAGGGTACTCGAAACCGTTCGGGAGTTCTCCGTCGGAGAACAAGCACAGAGTCAGTGGGTAGTTGCGAGAAGTGGTGGCTGAAGAGCTGACCGCCGCGAGGTACCCTGCCGCGAGTAGAGTGTTCAACGCTATCTCCTTTTAAGATGGGTATGTCAGCGCATCCGCGCTTCGCTCGTAGTATACGCGCGCACCTAGCATGCCTGCATCAACAAAACAAGGCTTTTCCGCCGTTTCAGAGGTTTTTTAGCTCTTTGAGACTCATTACCATACCCGTTTGGTCAATCAGATCGGACAAGCTGATGCGACCGGACCGGTACAGAGCGGTTCTTCCGACGCCCAGGATATGGTCTTGAGTTTCTTCGGACTGCTTTTCAAGCCAATGATCGAACCTGTTGCTGTCAGCCTTCGGCGGTTTTCCGTTGACAAACCTGACAGGAAGTAGAATGCACCGACAGTACGGATGAAATGGTGGGGCGTTCAGCATCGGCAGCTTGTGACCGATCGGCTTGTAGTCGAGACTATACAGCTTCTCCGCTCGGATTCCGCAGTTCGGGCACACACGACCATCGAGTACAGAGTGCCACCGAAAAGCGTCGACCTTGTCGGGGTTCTCTCTTACAGCCCGAACTCGGGTCTGTGTGACGGTTGCGTGGACACTAGCGTCGACGAGACCAGCGGCTCGAGCAGCAGCTCTGTTCATAGCGTTTCCGATTGCGACGAATCCGTTCATGCGTGAGTCCAAGGCGCTTTGCCGGATCGCAGCACCGACTTGCATCGCCGTCTGTGAAGCGGCCAACTGCCAATGCTCCGCCAGCGGTGCGCCCTGTATCAGAAGCGCTGAAACCGCCTCGACCAGAGTACCGACGTTGGTCTCCGTGATACCCATCGCTCGCCACATGAAATTCCGCTCAATTCCAGACAGCTGAGTCAGGTCACCCTGCACGGACTCGGCCAACTGAGTAAAGCGCTCAATGATCATCGCCTGGACCGCGGCCACAGATGAAACCCGGTTCCTCGAGCGCGACACTTCGGAGCGTATATCGCGAACAAGTCTGCGGAGTTGTCTGCGAACGTAGTCCGTCATTCCGTTAGAAACTCGGATCAGTCGCAAACCCCTGACGATGTATGTCTCTAGATTGGTTGACATAGTTACCTCGTGTTCCAGTACTCGTGTGACCTTCCGCAGTTCGGGCAGTACACGCCTGACTTTGCGATGTGAAACAACTGACTACCGCATACACAGGTAAAGTGATCCTCGTCCACTCTACAGAATGGACCTTTCAGCACACCGCGCACCAGCTCACATTCCGGGCACTCCAGCCAGCTGATTCCAATCGGTACGGACGCAATCCACTCATGCGCGCAGGCAAGGCACTGAGCCGGTCCACTGGCGTACCGCTCCTTTGTCTTCTTGATGCGCGCTTCCCTTATGTCCGCAACTTTGTCGCTCACGGCTTTGTCGGATCCGCGGTGGGGTCGTTTGGTGGATCCTGGGTGTTGCCGGTGTTGTCGACCATTGCCAGAACGTCCTCACGGATACGGCGCTTCTCTTCCTCCCACACGACATCGTCCGGAATCATGCCGCGGAGCTTGGCAGCCTCAAACAAAGTCTGCGTGCTGATGCGGTTGCTCTCGGACATGGCCGTCAGTGTCTTGATAACGAGAACAGCGTCGTCGTTCGGCTGGAGGTTCGGGTTGAACTTCACGTCGTCTGCGGTTATGGGCTTCGGCGCGTCGTTGCGCCACTCTTGCGTCAGATTGACGAGTTGGACAACCGCGTTGGTCAGATTCCCCATGATGATACTCATCGGGGAGTTCTCGCGGACCATGTCTTCGTCTGCTTCGTTCTTCGTCTTCGAAGCCATACCGACATTCTTCACGAGCATGCGCGCACCCATCCGTCGCATATTGTCCTCGAGTTTCTCGAGGTGAAGCTGTCCGGTACCGATTGCTTTGCCGGAATGTTCCACGTACTTGATGTCGCCGTTCTCGCCGACGTTCAACGCCGTGTTCGCACCGATCTCCAGCTCCTGCTCATTCTCGCCGCTGGCGGTGCCGCCAACATCGCCGATGATCGCGAGTAGTGGAACACTCGCTACGTCGACCAGGGCGTCGATTCCACTCTGCATCGCGTAATGCTTGCGATTCATGTACGCGAGCTCACGGAGCGGCGGGTCGGACTGCATGACTCGCTTTCGGTCAGCGTAGATCGTGATCAGCGGGATCTGCGAAACTGCGTGCGTGCGTCGGCTCCCATCGCGCTCCTGCCACGTGAGTTTCTTATCCGCGATCTGAGGGTCGTAGTCGACACTGACGACCGATCCCTCGAGTTTCGTGTACTCGCGGATGAAAGTCTTCCCATCATCGTCCAGAAGGCGCAGCACCAGCCACGTCAGTACTCCTTGCGTGGTCTTCCAGTTCACGATGTTCTGTGCCTGTACCATCACGTAGTACGGACGAAGCTTCAGTTTCTTCTGGTCGGCCAGAGTCGTCACACCTGGGTCCGCCGGTGCGTCGATCAACGTGTGAGACAACCCGTACGAGACGGCGTCACGAAGCCAGTCGCGGATATACTCCGCTGCGCTGTTTCCTTCCATGTCGACGTTGTTCAGCACTTCCTGCTCGTACCAGCTCGGAAGGTTGAGCAGTTTCATCGGCTTGGAGAACGCGCGCCCGACCATCTCCCCGATGGCGTCTTCGAAAGCAGGGAGCAACGTCGCCGTCTTCAGGCGGTTGTCGTACCGCTCCTTCGTCTCGTACTTCCGGCGCGGAAGATTCTCCTCCCGGGATTCGATCATGGCGGGTGTACCGCCGAGCAGCGTGGAGATCAGCTTCCACACCGGCTTCTGCTTGGTGATGAACGGGTGTTCGGTGTCGATGGATGTCTCTTGCTTGTTCACAGCGATCTCCTTACTGGATCACGTATTGTCCAAGGCGCACATGGCGCCGACGAACAGGGAACCGACGGTGCATGTAGTATCCTGCCGCGTCAGGGTGATGGTCGACGTTGTTCTCTTTGTCCGGCTCACCGTTGTCATTGTACGCCTGCTGCTCAAGGCATGCAGCATATATCGGGCACAGCAGATCATTGACAAAGTACCGGCGCTCTTGCTTCGAGTTACAGAACGCTGTGTTCATGGCCAGGATGCGGTCGCGCACCTGGGGGTTGATGGAGTCGACGCTGATATCGAATCCGGCGGCTTTCAGCAGTTGAATATCGCTGATGCTGGCGTTCGCGGAACTGCGCCGGCCACCGGAGGCGTCGGGGTAGATGGTGATTCTGTGGCGCATTCTCCATCGGTCACCGTTCCAGTCTCCGTACATCTTTCGGATTGAGTCGATCATGCTCGGCGTGTCGAGTACGTTCGCGAACTCGTGCACTGCATGAGCTTCCGTCTCGTTGGTCAGCTTGTTCTTCCTCTCAACATGGACGACCGCGGCCATCCGCCCCACGTTGAAGTCCATGCCGATGTGGAGTGTGTCGTTCTCCTCTACCTTCTGAGTCGACCGATTCTTCAAGCGCTGATAATACGGATACACAGACCCGCTAGTCAGGTTGGTGAACTGTCCGTTGATGTAAGCCTCAATCAGGCTCGAGGGATACGACGCCATCAGCGAAGGGATGTAGTCCTCAGGCAGATTCTCCTCGTTGTCGTAGGTGCTAGCGTGGACTCGCCCGTAGAATTCCTTTAGCGCCGGGTCGCCTTCCACCGCTACCACCCACTGATGGTACGCGAAGCGGAAGCCTTCAGGCGTCGTGCCGACATCCGCGCCGTTCAGTCCATCAAAGCGCAGACGTAGACGCGCAATGATCTTTCGCCACGCCGTCTGCGCTTTCTTCATCGGGAGAGTGTCGATTTCGTCAACGTCTGCTCTCGCGATTTTGAAACCAACGATCGTTCCTGGTTTGTCCATCGACCGACAAATCGTTGTTCCCCGGTATTCGCGACCGTTGTAGAAGTCCACTTCCTTGTTGCCTTCGCGGATCTTGGCGTGCAGCCCCCACTCGTGAGATACCTCTTCGATCGTGGGGTAGTAGATGTCTCGAATCTGCGAGTACGTGGCGCCGAAATACCCGCGATGCATCTTGGGGTACTTCCAGTAGTGATTGCATGCCTTCGCGCACAGCGCCCAGGTCTTACCAGCGCCGTACCCGCCGATGTACGCGCTGAACTTCGTGGTCAGTGTCAGGAACTCGAACTGTGGGATGTTCAGTCGTGGCCGCACCTCTCTACCCATGAGAGTCTCCCACCAATTTCGGTGTTTTCTCCTTGCGTGCACTCTCGACCACAATCGTTACACTCGACACCGGATCCCCATCCCCCTCGGGCCGACCATCACCGGCTCGCCATTTCTCTTGACGCGCCTTCAGCCAGAACTTACACGCCTCGATATCTGGGGGAACGTGTTCGGTGATGGGTGCGCGAACGATGCGCCCCATAACACAGAATACTTTCTCGCTATCGTATGTGTATCCGGTGGCTCGCCTGTACAGCGCTTCCTCGACACGAGCGTCTGCGAACTCGCGTCCGACTTTCAATTCTTCAACAATTTCCTTGTCCAGAAATGCCAGTGCGCGAAGCTGCGCCTCGGACATATTGAGCTCGTGCGCTATCTCTCGCACCGTGGCGCCGTACCGGGCCATCAGGTTGATGATATGCTTGTGTTCGGGCTGAAGCTTGATCGCCGCGATTCCCCTGGGGACGAATGGTCGTTGCAGCGGCTCGCTACTCATACCCGGAAGCCCTTGCGGGGGTGGGTCGTGCAACTCTGAGTCTTCCTCGAGCAACTCGTCGAGTTGTATCTTGGCTTCCTTCAGCTTCGTTGGCTCCTTTGGCGCCTTGCGCGGATCTTTGGTCTTGTTGATCGGTGCGTGGCCTGATGGATCCCCAGGATCCCAGTCGATGGCTCGAGATTTCGGACGTACGGTTGGAACTGCTGGAGCCTTGGCTGGTCCGGTGCCTGGACCTCTCGTCGGAACGCTTGGATGCGCCGCGCGCCGGACGAAGCCTTTCCTGCCGCGAGTCTTGTTCTCCGTCATATTGTATCCTGGTGGGAGTAGTTGAGATTGAAGGGTTTGGTTCTTCGGATTTTGGACTTACCGTACGTGCGCAAACACGTGGATGCGCGAAATGGAGGGGCGCGGGTCCTGGGTCTCAGACCCCCGAGTGAGCGCGGCTCAAGGGGGAGGGGGTGGCACGATTTTTGTATGGCGCGCAGTGTACCGCGAGCGTGGTCCCAGGCGCATCGGCCCTGGTACGCCTACGCGCCTACGTGCAGCCCTGGTACGCCTACGCGCCTACGTGCGGCCCTGGTACGCCTACGCGCCTACGTGCGGCCCTGGTACGCCTACGCGCCTACGTGCAGCCCTGGTACGCCTACGCGCCTACGCGCAGCCCTGGTACGCCTACGCGCCTACGTGCAGCCCTGGTACGCTGGCCAGCGTACGTCCCACACCATACGTCATCCCAATTGTAAACTATTGCAACTCTTGCACGCAGGCACTTGCGTACTGGCGCCCGAAGGCGCAGCCTACACCTACCGCCTAGCCACAACGGCCTAGGGGTCCACCAAGAGGTAGTACGCCATGAACGCCAAGTCCGCCAAGTCCGCCAAGTCCGCCGCCAAGCCGGTCGCCGCCAAGCCGGTCGCCGCCAAGCCGGTCGCCGCCAAGCCGGTCGCCGCCAAGCCCGCAGCCCCGCAGCCCGCAG